GTTTAATTGGTTACAAAGGATTTCTAGGAAGAAACGTAGGTCCTACTGCTTTCTTAGCAAGCGAAGCTGTTAAAGGATTAAAAGCAGGGTTTGGAGAAAATTCTATTACACAACTTGGCGATGAGTCATTTCAAGTTAATCGAAACAGTGAGCTTGGTAAATTTTATAATCAAATATTAGGAAGTAGCCCTGACGGACAAGCTTACGATCAAGTAGGTGAGGGTATGTCGTTTGCTGTACTAGAAGCGCCAACTGATGGTGCTTTTGTAGAGATACCAGGTCTAGGTGAAATGCCGGTCTTTGTAGATACAGGTGGTAAGTACGGTGTGCGTGGAGCTCAGTACTTAACTAGATCTAATTTAGAAAAAGTTTTATTTGATCCACGTAAAGGACAATTAGAAATCTTTGAAACAACTTTAGGTTTAATGTTGGCAAGAAACAGACAGCCAACAGGTCGTATGTTAGCAGACGTTCTTCGAAGATCATTTGAAGAAACATCTATGACATCTTTAATGGGTAAATCAAACATGCCTGAATATGTTATTGGTAAATACGTAAGTATCTATAATGAATTATATACTAACATGAGCCAAGCATTAAATTTAGCTGGATATGTAGCAAGTGAAGATCAAAAAACAAACGCTAGTCAAATAGTATCATCCGGAGCATTTGAAATTCCTGGTATAGAAAACTTTTATAATTCTTATTATAATTTAAGTAGCTAATGATCCAGCATACTCAGTTGCTGGTTACAATATTGAAGGTGTTAACGTTCCACAATATCCTGATTGGAATGGTGGTAACGGTGCAGTAGTGTATCAAGATAATACTTCTAAACAAATACAAAACAACAGAAAGTAGTGTTTGTATAAATGGAATAACATATTTGATGAATAATGGCTGAAGCAGATAATAAAAGAATAAAAAAATATCAAGAAAGTGTTTTTGGTAATATGCCAGGTGGACAAGGTCCGGCAGATAAAAAATTTGTCACTACATCTAAAACTGGTATTCCTATTACAGAATCACAAGATATAATTCAAGGCAATCAACCATATGCTACTGATTTACTTTTAGCTCCTTTTCAAGTTGTAGGTAATGCTCTAATGCCAGGTCAACCTTTTGGTCAAAAAAATCAATGGTTACAAAATGAAGAACAAAAAAAGATTTATGAAGCTAAAGTTATGGAGTCGCAAGCTTACACGGCACGTAAGGAACAAGTACGATCACAACTAGCAACAATATTTGATAAAGCAGATAAACGTTTTAAAGAAACAGGTGATGAAAAATATCATCAAATGGCAATGCAAGCTAAGAATGAAATCTTTGCAGCTGCAGGTTTTACCGATGGTGATTTTTTACCTGTAGGACCAGAAACATATAGACAGTATGATGAGTTTGGTTTGTTTACTAATCAACCTAATCCTTATCCAATGGTAAATGCGCTTGGTGAAGGAGTTATAGGAACAGTAGGTGGTGTTAAAGGATTTAACATGACTAAACCTGGATTTGGTTTAGTTAAAAAAGTAGCTGAAGGCATGGCTAAAGGTTTTGTCAAAGGTAAAGGTGGATGGGCAACACGTGCATTGAGTAGTATTATATATGGAGGTGCAGCTGTAGCTGCAGCTGACTTTGGTTATGAAGCAGTGCTTGATACAATGGACCGTGCAGGAAAAGCAAAAGCATATCTTGCAATGGAACCTGAGGAAAGAAGTGGTGCTGTAGATGCAGAAATGAATACGCTTTTAGATAAAGCTTTAAGACCTATTGACATGGTATTAGCACAAGCACCAGACGCTTTAACATTTGGTGCAGAAGGAATTAATAGACCTAAATTAGGAGAAAGAACACAAGCAGCTATTGATGAGGGATTATTTGATGCAGGAATTAGTACTGCTTTCTTTGGTATACGTCCTTTGTATCTAGGTTTAAAAGCAATAGGTGGTTCTTTGGCTGGTTTAAAAGCAGTTTCTCCATCTTCAAAAGTTTTTGGTAAAGAAATGGAAGATCCAATAGCTAAAGAAATGTTTAAAGATTTTGGTTCTCCAACGCCACAAGAAATTGTAGCAGCTGAACAACGTTTAATGAAATTTGATCCTAAAGATCCCATGGTAGTTGGTGTTGGTGGACGTGCATTACTTCCGTTTGGAAATATAAAATCTATTCCTGCTAAAGAAGAAGTACAAATGAACATACCAGTTATTGGTAAAGCATTTAGTCATATCATAAACAGTAAAGCATATAATTGGTTAGGCCCTGCAAATAATAAAAGTAAATCTTTTGTTCCAGGAGATACACCGTTAGATGAAATAGCTGGAACTACCCTTCCTCGTTTCTCCGTAGCTGGTCGTCCATACATTGGAGCGTTTGTAAATGCATTTCAACGTGTACCTGCATTTGGTGGTCCTATCAGAGCTGGTATACAAGTAGCTGGTGAAGCTCAAAAAGTTAGAGCAATGGAAATGCTTGGAAGGTTCGCGCCTTACGTTACGACAGCTGACATGGGTGTTGATTACATTAAGTTAGCAGGAAAAACAGCTAAAGGATTTAGAGAGCAAGCAGTAAAATATGATAAAGAAATTTTACAAGCAGCAAAGAGTGCAGGCGCTATTGTAGATAAAACACAATTAGTTAACACTGCTAAAGAAATTTTATTTCGTTATAGTAAAATGGGAATGGATGAACAAAGAAAGTATGGAGCGTTTGCTAGATTTTTAAATAAAGAAATCTTACAAGCACCAGAAAACTTTGTCCCAGGCACACAATTATTAGCACAAAATAAAATAAAAATTGGTGACATGTATGCACTGAAAAAAACATTAGATAGTAACTATCAAAATTGGGCAAAGAGTCCTGACATAGGAACCATGGGTGATGATATTAATTTATTATACAAAGCATTTGAAACAGATGTAGGTAGCCTATCAAAAACACCTTATGCTAATGTATCAAAACTTTGGGCAGAGTATGAGCAGTTCCTATCAAATGGTATGCTTTTGTTTGGTACAAATGTCGGAAAAAATTTAGCAAATGTAAAACGTTTTGGTTTTAATGTAGCAGTAGGCGAAAGCCCAGCCAATGCTAGTAAAAATTTATGGAATGTTTTAGCTAAGTCAACTGATACTGGTGCATTTGTTCCAGACAATCTTTTAGCTTTAAAAAATATTGTAGGAGAACAAGCATATAATTCTGGTTTAAGTCATTACATAACAAATATTATAAAAAAATCTGTGTCTGACGTAGAAGGTATTCAATATATAAATCCTGATTTATTAGCAGCTGGCATGGGAATTGGTAAAAGTGGTTCTCCAATACAAGAACTATTTAAAAAAGCTTTACCTGGTCCAACTGTTCCAGAATATAAAATATTTAATGGAGCAAAAAACAGATGGGAAAATTGGTATGAAGATTTATGGGGAAAGATTCCAAGTAATATACCAAGGTCGGAAGTAAAAGCTGTTACAAGTAGTCTTCCTACGTATAAAGATTTTGAAGATTTAAATTTAGTATTAGATCGTATCTTTAAATATGGAATGCCTAATCAAAGTACATTCCTTGCACGTTCAACTGTCCTTCAAGGACCTGTAGGTGCAATGAAGTCTAGTTCACCAGCTGCAGGTATGTTAACTGCTTATGGTACATCAACCGCAGCCGGAGCAGTGGCACCTATTTTAGCAATGGCACCTTTCTTTGGCTTTCGTTATTTAGGTAAGATTGTAACAAACCGTATTCGTATGCGTAACTGGAAAAATGCTATGGATGACACATTACCTTTAGTTCTTCGAACAAGAAACTTGGAACGATTAATTCAAGAAATGCCAGACGAGTATGAAGAATGGTATGCTACAGTAAAAGACATGGAGTCAGCTAACCGTAAAAGAAACATGATGAATTTAAATAACAATGCAATGAAAAATATGCAACAAGGTGTTAGTGATGCTATACAAGGTATATTACAAGGCGTAGGAAATACTATAGATGCAATACCTGCACCTCTTAGACAACCTGTAACAGAAACAATAAAAGAATCCATAACACCAGAACAAAACACGTATCAAGATGGTACTGCTGCTTACACAGGTGGCGGAGGAAGTACTGGATCATCTATAACAGGAAGCAACGTTATGAATTCAAACGCAGCTGCGTCCTTGTATACTGGCAACACGGACCAAGCACTTGCTAATCAATACAGTATGAATCAAGGTGGTGCTGTTGAATTAAATCCAGTTATGGGTAATGATGGAAAATTTAACAAGCCACAAAAACAAATGAACGATAATCCGTTTACTAAAAAAGGAATGATGTCATGAACATGAAAGACTACATTGCAGTTATAGGAGGGTTATTAACTTTAGGAGTCATGTGGGGTATGACTAATCAAAAAGTAGCGGCTATGGAAAAAGACATGGACCGCATAGAAGAAGCTTTAATGACGTTTACACAAATTGAAGTACGAATAGCTGTTATGGAAACAGAACTTAAAAATATAAATAAAAAATTGGATAGATAATGCCCGGACCACAATACAAACAAAAATTACAACCAAGAAGCATGGAAGCTAATATAAATAGGTTTAATACTCAAGCAAGACAAGACCCGAATTTTATATATCAAACACGTTCTCCTGCAGGCAATCAATATGATCAAAGAGATTTTAACACTGTAGATATAAATAGAAATGAAGGGATAAGAGAAAGACAATTTAATGACGGCTCAATTGATAGTAGAACTATGGGGTTTGAAAATACATATTTTATTGATCCTATAACCCAACAAAAGTTTGGTCATTCTTGGGCTGAAGGTCCTAGTGGGTGGTTAGAAGAAAGGGAAATTTATCCTGATGGTAGTGGATATGGATCATACTACGATGAAGAAGGTAATTATTCTGAATACCCAATACAATTAAAAGGACCACAAACATGGAACTATGATCCTGGTAGTTCAGGTATAATGGGATTAATAGAATTGTATAATAAATTTGGAGGTATTTAATGAACTACGATAAACTTTTAGAATCAGTAAAAAAACACGAAGGGTTCCGAGATACCGTTTACTTAGATACACTTTCAAAGAGAACCGTGGGCTACGGCCACCTATGTGTGGAAGATCATTGGGAAGACGGTAAAAAATATGACAAAGAATATTTAGAAGACATACTAGAAAAAGATTTACAATCAGCAATTGATCAAACACATGACATGTGTTCTAATTTAAAAATTAGTGATGATGCAAAAAC